TAAATAATGCTATTCAACCGGTTGTTCGAGCAACGCAATATTTCGTATCAAACCATGTGGGCTTCTGGCGACACGGTGGAGTTGAACAACCTTGCTGGCACTGTTGTGAACAATGACACGGTGTTTCAGGTCAACGCTATTTTTAGCGGTGTCAGTCTGATCAGCGATTTAGTGAGCACTTTGCCGGTTGATTGTTTTGTAAATCGTGATGGTTCGCGTTTTCCGTTTCGGCCTAAGCCGTCTTGGGTTGATCAGCCTGATGTTGATTTGCCACGGCAAGCGTTTTATTCGTCTGTTGTGACGAGCCTGTTGCTTGATGGGAACGCGTTTATTCGCGTGTATTCGAACCGGCGCGGCGAGGTTGTAAACCTTGTTGTGTTGAACCCGACGACGGTGCAGATTGTTCGCAACGGTATTGGCCGTTTGCAGTTTAATGTGACGGGCGAAGAGCAACCGTTGACGAGCGATGAGATTTTGTACATTCCGGATTTGTTGCGCCCCGGTCAGGTGCGTGGTGTTTCGCGTGTGACTGCGTTGAAAGAAAACTTTGGGCTTGCGCTTGCGTTGGAGAAGTTCGCGGCGACGTTCTTTGGTTCGGGCACTAACCTTGCTGGTGTTATTGAGTTCCCGGGCAATCTGACTCAGGAACAGGCTGACAACTTGCGGTCTGGGTTTGACTCGAGGCACTCGGGTTGGTCACGCTCTAACCGCACCGGCGTGCTCTCGGGTGGCGCACAGTTCAAACCAACTCAGATTGACCCGCAACAGTCGAGCCTGATTGAGTCGCGTCGTTTCGCCGTCGAGGATGTGGCGCGCGCGCTGAACATTCCACCGCACTTGCTGGGGCTTCCCGGCACGATGGCGTATGCCAGCGTTGAGGAGAACAACCGGGCGTTTTTGACTTCGACCATTCAACCGATGGTGGCAAAAATTGAGTCGGCTATTTCCCCGTTGATGCGCCGTTCACCTGGTGGCGAGAACGCTTATGTGAAGTTCAACATGGATGCGTTGTTGCGTGCGAATATGCAAGCGCGCATGGCCGCCTACGCTACGGGTTTGCAATCGGGTTGGTTGACGATCAACGATGTGCGCCGCTGGGAAGATTTGTACCCGGTAGAGGATTCGGCGGCGGATACTGTTCGTGTGCCGTTGGCTAACGTAACGATTACCGATAGTGGTATCAGTGCCGAGGAGAAGAAGGTGCGGATGGCTAACGTGCTGGTGCTTAGTGGTTATGATCCGGCGGAGTCGTTGGCGGCTGTTGGTCTTGACCCGATTAAGCACACTGGGTTGGCTTCGAGTCAGTTGCAACCGGTTAGTCAGATTGACCCGACTGACCCGAACGCTGTTTACGCTGATGAGGTGAAGTGATGCAAGCTCCTGGACGACTTGATATGACGTGCTATCAGGGCGCGAGTTTTGATTACACGTTGACGTGGATGACTGGCGGGACTCCGGTGAACCTGTCGGGGTACACGGGGCGGATGCAGGTTCGTGATGGGTTTGATGGCGGTTCGGCTATTGTCAATCTGAGTTCGGGTACGGGCATCACGTTGGGCGGGACTGCCGGGACGATTCTTGTGGAGTTGACGGCTACACAAACCGCGGCAATTGATGCCACACCTTCCGGTCAGTATGTTTACGATTTGGAGCTTGTTAGCGGTGCAACGGTGACAAGACTTGTGGAAGGCAACTTCTTGATGTCGCCTGAGGTAACCCGTTGACAACTGAAGTAACGGTTACGACTTCAACGGCTGTTGTGAATGTGACTGCAGCTAATACGTCTACGGTTACAACGTCGGGCGCGGCTACGGCTACGGTTTCGGTTGCGCCTGGTATCACATGGCCTTCGACGATTCGTTACACCAGCGATTTCATGGCAACCGGGTTGGCGTTTACGGGGTCGGGAACTACCGCGCCGGGCTATAACTCGTACTATGTCAAACACGGTTCGTTGGTGACGTTTTACATTGAGATTAGTTGCGCCACGGTCACGAACTTCGGGACGGGTCAGTATGCGCTTTCGTTGCCGTTCTTGCCTGCATTTGGCGGTAACCATTTTGCGGGTTGGGTGTGGCGTGACCCTGCGATTCCGGCGGATGATGCGAACCACATTATCTTGAACGCTGATCACAACGGGGCTACGAAACAACTTGATTTGCACTTCTTGGTCGGCGCGCCTAGCAACCCTAAGCCTGTGATTGAAAACAAGTTGAGTCAGGGCGCACCGGGCTACAACCTCACCACCGTGTCGAAACTGTATGTTAACGGCACTTACATAACGAGCGAGTAAATGCCTTATTACATTACGGATGAGAACGCTGAGTGTTCGGGTTGGGCTGTCATGGCTATTGACTCCGAGGAAGTGTTTGGGTGTCACACAACGAAGCAGTCGGCCATTGATCAGGCGGTTGCAATTTCTTTGGCTGAGGAGGTTGAGTTTTTGGGTGAGCGTAACGAGTCGGGGCCTCAAGTTGTTGTGACGGATATTGACGGCACAATTTTTATTGACGGTGAGACGAACGAGAAACTTTTGGCGTATCTTGACTCGTTTCCGGACACGTCTATTTTTGTGGTGACGGGTCGGCTTGAAGAGGATCGTGAGCGAACCGCTACTGAGTTGACGGATGCGGGCGTGCGTTTTGATGATTTGATTATGCGCCCGGATGAGTCGTTGACTTCTAACGAGTTCAAGGCTGAGACTGCCGTGACCTTGATGGAAACCTATAACGTGATGGTGGCGGTGGACAACGACAGTGGGGCGCGCGCGGCGTATCGGGCTGCTGGGATTACTGCGTTGCACCCTAATGATATTCCGGCTGTGCGGGCTTCTCGCGCCGTGGATTTGAGTGCGCCGGAGTTTATGCGTGAGGCGGCTCGTCGTGGCCTTGAGTGGTATGCGGAGGGTCTTGCTGGTGATGGTTTGGTGGAGCGTACTGTGAATGAGGCGCGTGCGATGGTTCAGGGGAATGTGACGGCTGATAAGTGGGTGCGGATCAGTGCGTGGATTGCACGCCACTTGGCGGATTTAGATTCACCTGACGCTAACCCTGACAGTGACAACTACCCTTCAGCGGGTGTCGTGGCCCATGCGTTGTGGGGCAGTGTTGGGGGTAAGGATGGGGCGCGCCGGACTCAAGCCTATGCTGACCGGATTATTGGTAGAATTGAAGCAGATAACGCCGGACGAGCTAAGGGTGAAGCAGTGAGCAAGATTGAGACACGAGTTTTCGTCAATGATTTTGAGGTGCGTGAAACTTCCGACGGTATGACACTCACGGGTTACGCTGCGCGGTTCAATGAGCCTTCCGAACCCCTGCCGTTTATTGAGCGTATTGCGCCTGGTGCGTTCAAGCGTTCACTGCGCGCTAAGAACGACATCAAGTTGCTGTGGAATCACTCGAGCAGTGACGTGCTCGGTTCGACTCGTTCGGGAACGTTGCGCCTTTATGAAGACGAGATGGGTTTGCGCGTTGAGGCCGACTTGCCGGATACTCAGGCGGGACGTGACGCGAAGGTGCTTATTCAGCGCGGTGACGTGACGGGCTTCTCGTTTGGGTTTACTGTTCCGCCAAACGGAGACACTTGGAATGCTGAGGGCACTGAACGCACGCTAAAGAGTGTGCGCCTTTTGGAAGTGTCTACGGGCGTAGCGTTCCCCGCTTACCCGTCTACTGTGGGAAGCGCACAGGTGCGTTCACTGGAAGATGTTGTTTCGGCTGTTGGCGTAGACTATGACTCACTTAGCGCGGTGCTCGGCAAGGTTGCCGCTGGTGAACCGATTACTTACGCTGAGAAGGAAGTTATGGAGTTGGTTTTGGACGCTTTGGTTCCTGAGGAAGAAACACCTGCTGAGGATGCGCCTATGGATGAGGCGATGACTGAGCAGAACGGCATTGATCAGTTGGCTTTGCACCGTAAGAAGCTTGCGCTGATGGAGTTGCTCGAAAGCCTGTAATCCTCGCTCTACTGAGTAGAGACTTTGGTATTCTTAAGGTATGCGTTTGACCGTTAGCGGCGACGCTAGGTTTTCCGTCAGCGGTTACCGTTCATAATCCTTTCTACCTTTGGAGTATTTCACATGAGTGATTTCATTAAGGGCCAGACTGAGGAACGCGCTAACCTGATTTTTCAGGTTCGTGACATCCTTGATCGGGCTGAATCTGAGGCTCGTGGCCTCACCGTTGACGACCTGGGACACGTTGAGCGTCTCGAGGCTCGTATTGCCGACATTGACAACGGCATTGCTGTAGCACGTCGCTCGGAGGAGCGTCAGGCTGAGGTTGCTGAGGCCGCTCGCGGTTTCGTTCCTGCTGTTGAGGCTCGTGACGATTCTGCGATTCTTCGTAGCATTGCTATGGGCGAAATGCGTGGACACGAGTTCCGCGCCGCGCTTACGCCTACCAGCGGTCAGGGTGTCGTTCCTTACGACTTCTACGCTCAGGTGTTCGAGTTCCTTCAGAACAGCAACCCGCTGTTTAGCACGTCCACGATTATCACCACCACGGGTGGCAACACACTGCAGATTCCTAAGGTTACGGCTGCG